GATGTGTGTTATGCGAAGTATGATAGAGTATCAATGAGTTACGAAGATTGCACACAGAAAGCGCACGCTCCACTAAAAAAAACTGTTGCGTTTTACCGATAACGGTGCAAAAATCGCCCTTGTCAAGCGGATCACTAACCGCAACTTGATGCTTGAGGCTAGCCGCCCTTGCCCGCTTTTTTAGAGGCAAGCTTGACAACGCGGCAATCGGATATGCACAAAATTGAAAATTTGTCAACAAGTCGCAGATAGGTTTTCCGTCCTAGCTAAGCGCACACTTTATCAACGACTTACGTCAAAATGCCGGGAAATGGCCTTTTTTTCGAAAAATTCAATGATGAACTCATTTGGCCGCCAGGAGGGAGGAGGATTTAGGAGGAGGGAGGGCAAGCTGGTTAGTCCCGTTCGACGTGATTAGCCCCAACCCCCCCAAAGCAACCGCCAGGAGAAAGAGGGAGAAGAAAGACGGAGGAAGTCGGATCGAAACCCCCCCTCCTAAAGGTTCCCCCCCCGGAAAGAAATGGCAGGAGGAAGGAGAAAAAAGGAAGAGAGGAAGAGAAGGAAGAGAAGGAAGAGGAGGAGAAAAAAAAGGAGTTGGTGAGAGAAAAAAATAATAAAAAGCTATTGACAAATGAGAGAAAAAAGATATAGTAAAGACATGAAAGGAACACAAGAGGAAGAGAAAGAAAGAGAGGGAGGGATTGAAGAAGCCTATATGGAGGTTTTGGAAGACGGCGCAATTAGGGAATATGTGAACATGTTGGAGTTATATTTTTTCGGAAAATCGTATAGAGAACCGGAAGAGAAGAAAGCGAAGGAGAAAGAGGTAATAAGGGAAGTTTTTGCAGGAGCGGGGGTAGAATTGGAGGAAACGGAAAGAGGAGACTATACAATGGCTTTTTAGCATTAAAGGAAAACTTATTATTTAACAAAACAAAAAACAATGAGATACAACAAAGAGGAAACAAGGAAAGCGTTGATTTATGAGTGTTCAAGAAGCACCTCAAATCGTGAGATAAAAAAGTATGCCCTTGAATTTGTGGAAGACCTTAATGACGGAGAATATTTTAAGAATCCCACACTAAAAAACGTGCGGAAACGCATGCTAGGGGGTTTGAGCGATTACGCACAAACAGGATGTGGGGAAGAAATGGCAAAAATATATGAAAGAGCAACTTGTTATTTCTATTGTTTCGCAGTTTTTGACAAATAGGAGCTATGAAGTACGATAGAATCAGAACACTACAATCGATAAACGCCCGGAAAAGCAGGAGCGCATGGGGAAGGGCGGTGAATGAGTATGCCTACGAACTTGCAGAAAGTATCGAAGACGGGAAAGAGTTTAAGGATATTAACTCATTCGCAATTGAGTTACTAAACGGAGCGTGTGACTGGCGTGAATATTCGGAAGGCGGGTGCTCCTTGATTAGCGATTATGAAATAGCGGAAAGACTTTGCACCCCCTCAAAATTCAAAAAGAAAAAATATGGAGAATTGCCTCCGTATAGAGGCATGAGTTGGATTGCCCTACAGGGAAGGGCATTGTGTGCGGCTAGTTATGTCGTTAAGTCTCACTTAAAAATAAAAAAACATGAAAACTGAATATTTGCTAGAGTGTTACGAACGTACCGGAATGGATGATTTTTTTCTCATTGTTTCCCTGAAAAACAAAAATGTTTTTTTTGCAGGAATTTTTAAAAATTCTGAAAAAGAGGTGATCAAAAAAGAAATTTTTAACATATTCCTATTTAATGAACTTCAACATATTGAAGAATTAAAAAGAATGAAACTTCCGATATCTGATGTTATTTCAATGAGAAATAATCATGCCGAACAAATAAGAAATTCAAGATTTTATAAAAATACTGCAAAAGAAATATTCATAAAATGAAAAGAATTAAAGATGTATATGGATGTTTAAGTTGTTTTTTGAGACAAAAAACAACAATAAATATAAAAAGAAAACTAGGAGAAACAATAGAAGATGAAATTATTTATGAGCTTAAATATAAAATGTGTGGCTATTTTGAAAGAGAAATGCTTAAAAGCGTGTTGATCGATGCTGGATTTGAAGAGTTTTCGTATATTTGCATCATTGACAAAAAACTTTTTAGAGTTGATAAAGAGGAAAAAACAATATTGCCGATTATTGGAATATCATTTCAATCTAAAGTTATTTTGCCGCAAGAAGTGTTTATCAATTATTCTTCTCATTAGAAAATGAAAGTATATCAATTTGAGTTCGAAAACCCACAAGAAGAAAGGCGGATCTTCCCGGTCTCCTATCTAAATTTCAATCACGGTCTTCGGTGTTTTTTTTCGGCGATAAAAGATGATTGGAGAATAGGCTCAATCATAGAAGTTTTTATCGCAAACAAACACCCTAGGAGATTGATTTTCAGAATAGAAAGCCGTCCGGAAGGCGATTTGATTAGCGATTTCCGGAAATGCCCGCTAAAGGAAAATCGAGAATATAGGTTTAACTTTAAAACGTTAGAATTAAATGAAAAAAGATATTGATTGCCTTTTATCTAAGGTCGCAAAGGTAATAAAAGGGGGAAACTTTTTATACCTAGTCCCTAAAAAGGAAAGAAGAAATTTCGGATTCATCGAAACCGCACTGAGACTAAAAGCTAAAAAACAAGATTCTTTGATTTTTGTTAGGAACGGGAATCGCTTTACTTTCTGTAATAATTTTGTAGGAGCTAAATTTAAAGGGTTGTTAATTTACGGATCATTAGCAAAAACAATAAAAAACGAACTCGCAATTTACACCTTTCCAGAATTAAAGAAAGAAGTTTATCATAAAAATGACGCTTTCGCATTAAGTATTGATTATGTTGATAACAAACAAAAATTTAGTTTGTTAAAAAACAACAGGGAACTTGATTTAAAAATTTTCCTAGAAACAGGAGAAGAAAAAGAAAAACAAAAAAATGAATACAACATATATAATCAAACTATACTTGACTTGTAGAAACAGAACGCCTCTTGTATCTACAATGTTAGAATGTGAAAACAACGAAAAGATTATTGAATATTTAAAAAAATCAATCAGTATTAAATATTTTCTAGAACTAGAAAATACTAAAACAGGCGAAATCGTAAAAAAATATATAACACCTAACACAATAAAAGGAAACACAATCGGCTATCTACCTATTATGCGTAAAACTGGCGGCGGATCTAATGTTGGATTCCTGTTTGTGGGTGTGAAGCCTGTAAACTGGTACGACTACAAAACAAAGCAAGTTTTAGGGCATTTCCCGGAATACGGAAGATCTAGCCTAAAATCCGACTATCCACACACACGTTGTTTTACGTCAAATAAGAATTTAGCACTAAAATACTATCGACATTGTGCAATAAATCTTAATAAAAAAGGAATACTCGTGAATTTATCACAAGAACTTTTTTTAAAACTCCATGATTCAAGGCAACATGTGGAAGAATTGTGGGAAGCTTATTCCGAAATCAACAACAAAAACAACAATAGCCGTATTATTTTTTAAAAAATGAACGCAATCGAAAAAAAATCTTTGGAGATATTATTCTCTTTTGTAAAAGGAAATTACAAAGAAATTCTTGAAGAAGAATTTTCTGATGTATCATACAAAAATATTGATGCAAAATTCTTGTCAAAATCCAGAAGAAAAACAACCGCTTTCTTGAAATATATCGGAGAAAGAGAATTTAGGGGTTGTGTTTACGGGAAAAATAACGTCAGACTAATAAAAAATTCCGATATGGTTAAATTAAATAAACGGTTGAAAAACAGAATAATTCTAACGCCTGACTTAATTTTATATAAAACATATTCACCGGAATATGTAAAAATCCTAAAATTTTTTGTTGAAAATATTTTATGGGAAAAACTAAATGAGCACAATATTGAGTATCTAACAGAATACGTCATACCCACACTCACATCTAGAAAAGACGTTTTTGAACATCCAGACATTCCAAAGGTTTTTGTATCAACATGCCTAAGAAGTTATCACTATTTCCCTGATGAGTGGACCCGTCCTGACAACGACACATTAAAAGATCCGCTTGTCGGGTTGGAGTTAGAAGTATATGCTCGCAATAAATATATTTTTGAGAAGAAATCCAATTTCTTCTACCTACAACGGGACGGAAGTCTTTGTGAGGAGAATGGAGGAACAGAAATAACAACAATACCTATGTCTTTCAATGACCTTATTAGAGAGGGGGGCGGGATTGACATATTAACAAAAGATTTCATGCCTCGATTTTCTTGCTATTCACAAAAAGACAACTCAACAGGATTTCATATTCATTTGTCCAAAATTAAATTTAATACAAAAGTTTGTGTTTTACTAAAAAGGACATTTTATTGTTTCCCATATGCTTTCTTGACGGAGCTTTTCGGCAGAACAAATGGAGGCTATTGCTTAGCAGAACCTCATATTCAAAGATTAATGGAATTCGGAATACATCCAAGCGCGGCATCAGAATCAGGGTTGGAAAAAATATTTCAACCTTATTGTGACTCAAGATATCTTGAGCTAAATTTCACAAACAGTAAAACAGTTGAATTTAGACGTGGCAAGGGAACCGTTGATGCTATTTGCATAAAATCCATTTTAGATTTTTGCTATCATATTTATAAATACTCAATTGAAGCACAAAATCTATATAAAAGCGATTTGTTAAGTATTAGACTATTTGTTCAGAATTATTTAATGGAGAACGCTAAAACTGAACGATTAAAAAAACTTATAAAAAAATATGAAGAATATAAAAAATAAAATACAAAAAACAATTATCGAAACAATTATAATCATTTTTGGACTATTGATTTACTTTAGCCTGATGTTCGCATTAGGTCTTTGAAGAACCAATGAAAGAGCAAAAGAAAGAACCAATGAAAGAGCAAAAGAAAGAACCAATGAAAGAGCAAAAGAAAGAACCAATGAAAGAGCAAAAGAAAGAGAAATTCTCTTTGTTGCGACAACAAATAAAGCTAGAATGCTCTATTTCTAGTTTGATAGGTAGCCTCAACCTAGAATTCTCAAATGTTTTTAATAGGCCGCTATCTCAAGATCTATTTCACAAAATAAGGTTAGAAACAATCAATTATCTTCTTAGCAACGGAGTTAAAATGACATATCCCACATATCAGCAATATACTTTCGTAAAAATCTTTTACGAAACGCCCGAAGAAGAGAATAAAGCTCATTTTCTCATGGAGGGAATCAAAAACATCATCACAAAAAACGCAACAAACAAACAATAAACAAACAAAAAATATGTGTATCATTGCTTACGGAATCAAGAAAGATATTGGAAATCAACGTTTTCAAAATTGCCTAACAAACAATCCGGACGGATTTTTCTTGCTAGGGTTTAAGAGAGGGGAGAAAAAAGACAAGCCGGCATTTCTGATTAGAACTCTTCTGAAAAAGGAGGTTGTAGCCACATGGGAAAAAATCCCTAATGATTACATAGTCCTTCTTCACGCTCGCATCAAAACTCATGGATCTATTTCAGAAAAAAATGTTCATGGGTGGAACGGCGATAATTGGTATTTTTGCCACAATGGTATTCTATCACTAAAAAATAAAGAAGACCTCACAGACAGTGAAACGTTCTTCCGATATCTGTTTTTACCCGCATTTGGAAAAACAGATATCGAGGAAACAAATGAAGGTATTGATGATATGGTCAATTCTGTCATAGGTTCAAGTAAATTTGTTTTTTGGAAAAAAGGAAAGATGTTGTTTTATGGCAATTTCGAAAGACCTGATAAAAATAAATTTGCCTACTTTTCTAACAACTCTTATCAAAAAAAAGAATATAGTTACTGCTCTTTTTATGGTGATGAGATTTACTATGACCACAAAGCCGGATATTCTAAATACTCCAAGACCTACAATTACTCAAAAAAATACTACTCATTCAATAGCAAACTAATACCCGAAAAAAGAGTTCAATAGTTTGTCATAAAAATACACCAAATTCAACCCCTGTAGTCTTTATTTAGGCTACAGGGGTTTTTTATTACACTTTTATTTTCTAAGGGTTAAGCACAAACTAACTTACTGCCTCTTCAATCTGCTCAATGAAATAGGTTCGTTTTTTTGAATTCAAAATTGTTAAAAAATTAGAATCATTTCTTTTTTTCAGCAAGGCGATAAAATCGGAGGATGAATTCACACTCATCCGCACTCCCTCAAAATCGTCCAGCACTAAGAGCGGGGTTGATTGCGCTCTATTTATCGGGCGCGCATCCTTTTTATAACTGGCCATTTCTCTTTCCAGTTCAGGAGCCTTCATGTAAAAAGCTGACCTGCCATTCCATAATTCCTGCGCTATCAAAGAGCATGCGGAAAAGGTTTTACCTTTTTCCGGGGTGCAGACAAATAAGCACCCGCTACTTAAGTTTTTCAGGCTTGGAAGTATTCGGCTCTTGTCGATCTTCCCATTCACGCAGGCATCATAAAACCCTTGAGGCACGCCGGATTGCCTCAACCGTTTTTTCCATGATGCTATGCGTTCTTTTTCTTTTTCTTTTCGCCGCCATTCTTCCGCTTCCTGTTCTGTTGTTTGCGGTATTTTGGCTAATCCTTCCAATAGTTTCTCTAAGTTCAGGCAGTCTTTTGCTAGTTTGGGTTCCGAAATGCGTTCCATTTCTTCTAAGGTATAGTCCTTGGAATAGTGATTCATATCCTGATTTTACATGAATTTGGAAAGGGCGTTTTTTGTGAAATCGTCAATGGGTAAAACAAAGTTAGCATAGGGCATATGGGTAATAAAATCCTTGTCCTCAATTAGCGGCGTAATTTCCCCAGAGAAGGTTCTATTTGAAATGTGGAGGTAATAAAGAGATTTCAAAAAATCTTTATTAGGTTCATCATCTAAACCAAATGCTTCTGGATAAAAAGCTCGAAGGTTCGTGAGCTTCTTTACGGAAAGTTGTGTAGGCATCCATTTAGCCTTATTCCACACCATTGGAGTGATGTTGAACCCCACCCGTTGCATCATGAGCTTGCAAAGGGCTTCGTTAGTATTGGCGAACTTGGAGAATGCTTCTAATTGTTCTGTTGGTAGTGCTTTCGTCATGTCGTTTTTGTACCACATGTTTTGACATGCACAAGAAAAAAAACAAAAAAAGATTGCCATGTGTGAGAGAAAAGATACAATGAGGGCATGTCAGACAACCCAGAACCATTGACCACAGTCCCGGCAGAAGGCTTATCCATGATAGCACCTCTTGCTGGAAATCCGCTTGCTAACGTGCTTTCCAACAAAGAATCGCTAGAGGCGCTTGCTTCTATATATATAGCAAAGCAGATGCCGAGAAACATGATGGAGGTTTCCTCCAAAATTAGACAGCTTTGCTCGTTCCGTCATTTGGCTAACACCGCATTCTTCGAATACAAAAGGGGAGGCTCTAGTATTTCAGGAGAGACAATCCATTTAGCAAATGCGTGCCTTACCGCTTATGGGAACGCAGAAGCTGGGTGGAGAAAGATAGGTGAACATGTAGATGAAAAAGGAAGGGTTTGCTCCGACTGTATAGCTTTCTGTTGGGACAAAGAAAACAACATAAGAAGGGAGATAGCCTTTTCTGTTCCGCACCACAGGGACACAAAAGACGGTGGATATCCTCTTACGTCTGATAGAGACATTTATGAACTTTGCGCTAATATGGCCTCTAGACGTATCAGGGCGTGCATTTGGGCGGTATTGCCGGACTTCATTAGGCAAGAGGCGGCAGAGGCTTGCCAAAACACGCTAAGAGCCACAGATACACCCATTGCTGAAAGAATAAATGGATGTGTAATAGCCTTTTCCAAAATCGGAGTCTCTAAAGAAATGCTTGAGGCTTACCTTAAACACAAAATTGAGACTAGTAAGGAATCTGAAATCGTAATGCTTATTGGTCTCTTCAACGCCATTAAAACCGGGGCTATAAGTAAAGACGAAGCTTTCTCCAACGAAGAAGACAAGTCGCCAGAAGCGCCAATATTCAAAAAGAAAGAAAACAATGACAAAAATTAAATGCATGCTCTGCGGTATGGTTTTAGAGGAAGAAGACTACTCTATCCCACTAATGCGACCGCGTAAAGGAATGGATGAACAACCCGATTTTTTTGAAGGTATATGTCAGAGCTGTAAAAAAAGTATCGATAGAGCCATGATAGAGTATGAAAGAAAAGTACATGATGATGATGATGATACAAGAATTTGTTGAAAAATACAAATATACCGAAGCAGAGGGTATTATGTTAGGGGCCTTTATTTCAGCGGGCCTTTGGACAATTATTCTATACTTTATATTTTAACCACACACGAACAATAATGAAAACAAAAGATACGGAAAGACAAGGATTGCCTTCATGTTCCAGCCTAGCACGTCTTGCGTTATGTCCGCACTCATTGAGATATGACGTTGAAGGAGTAGAGACAACCTCTGAAATGGCTGAAAGAGGCAACAGGATTCATCAATACCTTGCATACCAGAACATACTACTCACCGAAGAAGAGACGAAACTCATGCTTGCATGCAAAAGAATCGTGACCGAAGTTGCGTCGATTTGGGCGGGAGAAGACAAGTTCGAGGAGTTGATGAAGGAGGAAAGGTGTTTCTTTTTCGATGGGGATAATGCACTCTTTTCTGGTAAGCCCGACTTGGTTTTAGGCAAGTCTGACGAAGATGGATTTCATTTATTGATTATCGACTACAAGACAGGGCCTTTAGAGCCGGAGTCCACACAAATAAACCACCAGCTTAGAGGGTTGGCCCTATGTTGCAAGCAACACATCGAAAGGAATTATCAGGACTGCAAAATAAAATCAGTCTCTTGTGCCATTGTTCAACCTCTGGTGACTTCTTATCCTGTTATTGTGAGGTACAGCGAAGAGGACATCAAAGAGGCAGAAAAAGAAGTCATTGAGATATGCGAACGCACCAAAAAGGACCTTCCACCTCAAGCTAACAGCTATTGCAGGTACTGCAAGGGTTTTGCTGAATGCAAAAAGCCGTTAGAGGTGGTGCAAACAATCACTACTCCCGCTACAGCTTTTTCTTCTAAGCTGAAACAAATGAATCCAGAAGAACGCTCTAAGCTATATTTTACAGCTAAATTGGCCTCGAAGGTGGCCAAAGAGATAGAAGAATCATGTTATGAGTTGCTGAAAAATGGCGAAGAGATTGACGGCCTTGGTTTAAAAGAAGGAAATACGGTTCGTAGTTTTAAAAACGAAGGGCTATCTAGGGTTCAGCAAGTCATTCCTCTAGGGGACATGATGGAAGCCGTTAGTGTTTCAGTCTCTAAGCTGGAAGAGGCTTTTCACAAACACCAAAACATTGTGAATGGGAAGCAGTCTAGAAAAGCATCGAACGAACAATTCAATAAAATCTTTGGAAGCTATATCGTCGAAAAAAAACAGAAAGAAAGGATAGTTAAAAAATGAGTATATTTGATATTGCCGAGCTTTTGTTATTCTTTGCATCATTTTTTGCCTTTGGTTTTTACCTCTATCTTGCGGGTAAGTATAAAGGATTCCTAGAGGCTATAAGGGTTTATCTAGAATGCAACGACGACGAACCAGAAAAGGGTGAAAATCTATGATAATTGTTGATTTATTAGACATTCCAATTGTCTCGCTCTTGATTGTGTTGTCATTTATCATTCTTATTCAATACATCATATACAAAGTGAAAAGGAAATAATGAGATACACTATTGACCCGGCAGAAGATGGTGTGTTGCTTATTGGTTGCACAAATCATCACTACAAAGTAACTGTAAAAAAAGATTTAAAGTATGCAAATAAAATCAATAGGTGGACATCACTCGATTTTCGAAATATTTGGAGAGTAGAAGATGAGCTAGAACTCTATCCGTCTCTCTCCGAAGCCATAGATAGAGCAAAAGAAATTCTAAAGAAAAAAATATTATGAAAAATTCGTTTTATAAAATACGAGCAAAATACAGGACTGAAAATGTCGAGAACGATGTTGTTGAAGGATATGAAGTTTACTCTACATCTGTGGATTATGAAGACATAGTTGCTTGCTTCTTTTCCTCTGAAATTTATGGAACCGAACTAGCCTACAAAAAGGCAAGTGAAGCCAAGGATGAGCTTACCAGTTGGCAAAACGAAAGGAGATAATGCGTAGCATGGATTTGTTTCAATATGAAAGGAAGGTTAGAGTGTACAATATCGCCAAACAAATATGTAATGTTTTCAGTAAATTTTTAGGTGTTAAAGAGACTGTCCCACAGCTCAAAAAACATCTTGAGGAAGAGGTAGAAGAACTTCTTTCGGCCAAAAACAAGAAGGAAATGGCGTTTGAATGTGCAGACGTTATCATCCTTTGCATGAGAATACTTATCGTTAGCGGCTACAAAGACCCTCTTGCTATCATAGACAAAAAAGGTAAGATTGTCCTCAACCGCCTTGAAAAAGCAGTAGGAATCCAAATGAGAACACCCGGACTAGACGGGCGTGAGGCGTATAGGTTGGCAAAACAAGAACTAGAATATGGAAAAGACAACTAAAAGGGGGCGACCTCCTAGGAAAAAAGAGCCAGAAGCAGAGGTTTTGCATACAACAGCGGAAGCCATTTGCGAAATTCAGAAAAATCCAGATACAGAATTTGAACAAAACTCTGTGTTCGGTGTTGTGGTGCTGAAAAGAAGCCGCAATGGAGGGATAGTGATGACTCAAAAGGACTCCCGATTTGAGCTTGTCGATTTCAGATTCCCAGTATCAGAGAAAAAATCATGGAAAAAGACAAAGTAATCGCCAACGTTTTTAGAGATTTCAGTTGTTGGGTTGGGCTGGATTTATCCCTGACGGCAACAGGGCTTTCCGTCCTTTACCAAGACATCAAGCTGGACGGCTACAGATATACCCTCACCAGCCCCCACAAGGGGCCTAGACGGCTCTCCGAGTTCGCCAACCATATAAAGCTCGCCGCAGAACAAATATTGGCATACAGGCCCGCTAGCGAGGTTCTGGTGTGTATAGAGAATTATGCCTTCTCGCAGTTTGGGAAAATCGTCCACCTAGGAGAACTTGGCGGCGTTGTGAAACAAAACCTGTTTGATGCAGGGTTGTCCAATATTCTGGTTTACCCACCGACTACCCTGAAAAAATTCGCAACAGGGAAAGGTGTGGCAGAGAAAGGGCTGGTGATGACCAATGTTTACAAACGCTGGGATGTAGATACATCCAACAACAACGAAGCGGATGCATATGTCCTCTCTCGTTTAGGCCATTGTTTATGCTACCCTGAAACTTACACAGAGTTCCAGCGTGAGGCGTCTAAAAAATTCCAGCTGGCATAATAGGCATGCTATACATAAACAAGCTTACCGATAAACAGTTTTATAACGTTCTCGGAGGTTATGCTAAAGGAGTGAGACTAAGGAAGCTCCTCAAGAGATACCATTATACGCCTAACATGTTCATCAAGGACACTTTGAGGGGGAATAAAATCAAGGCTATGGACTTTTGTTTAGCGGCCAGCAAACACTTTCAACGCCGGGCAGAGCTATATAGAAAAGACTTTAAAACCAAGAGATGTATTCCTCTTAACCTGATAACCCCCCGAAGGACAAGACGGGCGGGGATTTCCGCTTACCACAAACAGGCTCCCTTGTCTAAAATGGAGTTGGAGAAAATAGATGATTTCTTTTTTGGCTGACAGTTATTTTTTCTTCCTGCCAATCCGTAACCAGTTTGCGGCCTTGTTCATCCATTGAGCGGCGCTTTGAGCAAAAACCTTTCCGTCGCCGATAGCGGCAATATCTTTGGGGTCGCCCATATTGGCAAGCTCAATATCCATGAAATCAATCCAGCCGGGTAGGCCCTTAAACTCTGTGCATGGGTTGAATCCGTATTGTCCCCACCCCTCTTTTTCCAACAACGAATGCGACGTATGAAGAAGCCTGAAACCAAAAGGCCCTTGAGTATTTGAAGAGACGATTTTCTGATAGGTACTGCGATTAGAAGTGACGTATGATGTCCGCAACCGCAAGATAAAATCAACCTTCATATTGTCCCACCTGTTAGACATAAACAGGTTCACATCCCTTGTGAGAGGAACTATGTCCAGAGATGGATTTAGAAGCTCTTTATCCAGAAGTTCTACTAGGTTTGATGCGATATTAGTTAGAACTTTATCTTGCTTGTCGATAGCGATAATGACATTCATTTGTTTTGAAGAGAGGTAACAGTATAATCAATGCGCCGAATAAGCTCTACCTGTTGAGCCATTGCTTCTGAAATCTTCAATGTCGCATGAGCTTGGTCTTGTTGCAACTTTAGCATGTCCTGCCGCATTTTTACGTTGTCCTGATACAGAAAGAAGCAACATACCAAAGGAGCGAACAGGATTACAATCTCCTTATAATCCTTAACAACTTGAAGAAGAGAAGCAATTTTTGTTGTCGGCATTAACGTCACTTCTTGAGTTTTTGGACGACAGGAGGCTTGCCGGAGATAATGAGGTTCCCGTTTTCGTCAACGCTATAGCTAATCTGCCCACCCTGTTCACCAGACAAAGTAAACGATGTGTTGGCACAACCAGTAGTGCAGAAAAAGGCAATAACAGCACCAATGATGGCGCTGACAAGGGCAATCCATTTGGCAGGAACACCCTTTTCCTCTGCAAACTCTGCCGCATGAGTCAGGACGATAGAAGAATATCCTTCGTCAAGCATCCATGTGGCAAGCTCACACGCCTTGGTGTGGTCTTCGGGAACACTAGTATCTAACCCCGCCTGAACAGCAACAGCTTCTACTAGCGCATCGAACGTGTAAGTTGTCTTCATACATGGACAAATAACATTCATTGTTTTCCTATACAAACAAAAACTCCGCACTACTAACGCATTTTACGCCCGTAGTGCGGAGGTCTTACGAGGGAGCCGGGAAGGTTGACCTACGGTATATACCACACTTCCTACTTTTATATGATTAGTTGTTTGATTTGGATTGATTTTTACCCTAGCTCATAAACTCATATGGCAGGGTTTTGCTACACCTTCCTAGCAACAAATAGTTGCTGACTCAAAACAGTTTTAATTTCATCTACTTGTGAAACTAAAAATGATTCTTGTCCGGCCACCTCATAAAGGTATTCGCAAATCTCGTCACATTCTTCCCTAAGCACCTCAATTACTTCGTCATCACTAGGTATCTCTGTTAAGGAAACCTCCTCCATAACGATGTCTTTATCGGGGCTTAGGGAATTGCCTGAATAGGACTCTTTGAATGTGTCGAAAAGCTTTGAACACTTTTTATACATTGTCCCTGTTGCCTCATGAACCCAACCTCGCTCGGTTAGCTCATGAACATTGTTCAGGAACGTTAAAAAGTTATTCAAGACTGCAAGGTTAATCTTCTTCTTCATCGGAACGCTTCGCCTCAATACTAGGGAAGCTAGCGCACTTATCAAGCCCAAATCCTCTGATGGTATAAATAAGAGGTTTGATAAATTCTTCCCAAGAATCGGAAACGAAGAGCGCCTTTTTCAGCTTCTTCATGTAAGGCTTGGATTTAATCTTATAGAAATACTTTTTATCAAAGCCAATCATTTTGCCTTCGACTAGACCAGACACAACAAGCGAATCAGTCTTAGCGTTTTCACCAACATGGAAAACAGGCGCTCCGATAAGATTGGAGATTTTCTTCTTAATGGTTGTTTTACCCTCTTCGGAAATATCCAATTCGTCAACTAAGTCGATAACGTCAGGTTTGACTCTATACCAGACGTTGCAATCAGGATTTAAATCAAAACCTTTCTTACACAAGTCTTCAAAATCAGCCATAAACATGGCGCTCCTGACAGGATTATCGTCAAACATGGCAATAAGTCCTCTCAACAGGCTTTTCGGAAATTCCTCTCCTTTTATTTTTTTTCGTTCCATACTATTTATTAGTTTTGGTTATTGGTTGTTTTTCGTTAGGAGCTACATGGTGTATTTCCTGAACGATGTAGCAATACTAATAAGCAACGAGAGAGTAATCAATGTTTTTTTTTTTTGAAAATGTCATACAGAAGGGAGAAAAGTTTTTGTCTCCCTCTCTTATAAATTCGCGCGCGCGTATATACGGTGTAACGTCCTTTGTGGTTGGAGACGGTAGTTAATAACTTCGAAGTGGTCTATGTTATCGTTTCGCTAACACCTTCGAACTTGGCTCTCTTGTTAGCCGCTCTATGCAACCTGTTAGTCGAACGAAGGAATAAAACTGATAATTAAATATTAAATGGTTTATTCTTACATACTTTCTCTAACCAACGTGTTCCAAATTAGAAATGTCTTTAAACCAATTCTTTTCTAATCCCGTTGTTTCTCTAACCAAGCCCACAACTTTGTTTGGCTCCATAGCCGATAGGCGTAAATCAAAACTTTTGAAAAATCATGAAGGATATGCTTGCCATATCCGAACTCTTTTCTTGTAGAGAACCAAGTTATTTGCTAAACACTTGGTTGTTGCTAACCACGAGGGAGATTGAGCCTTGGAGCGGCCAAAGGAAGACAATCAACTTAACCGCCCTGTTCCTTGAACAAGATTTTAACGAAACACCCCTCAAAAAATCAAGCCTAAAGTTTGACATCGAAAACGCTCGAAACGGAACATTGTGTGACATAAGTATATGGTTATTAGTTAATTATAGTTGTGTCATACAACACATATTTTTTACATCAGGCCTGTTTCAAGACAAAAAAGAAGAGCAGCTTCGGGTAAAACATGAGAAAAAACCCCGAAGCTGCTCCGCTCGAATATGCACAACGAAAGAAGAAAAGAATTCTTCCAAGAGCATTAGACCAAATCCTGTTCCCTTGGTCAACTGTAAAGTTTTTCTTTACAGTTCATCGAACTTGTAAGGAAAGCTTACAAGTTGCTCGAACACGCATAAAAAACAGGACCCCCGCTTTTAACGGAGGCCCTGTCTTTATGACATTGAAACACCTATATACAGTGGCTACCGGAATAGCAACTGTTGGTGTACTAGGATGAAGTGTTGTTCATGTCGAGTAATAAAATCAGGCAATTTGTCTTACTACCACATTTGTAATCGTCTGGTCTTGCGTAAACTGACCATTGGAACTTAGTTCTACCAGATTGGTTTCTTCTCCGAGGACGTGGTGTACGAAACACGATGCTCGGACAACGTTACTATCGCTATTGATTCCCAAAGTAGAAGTTCCAGTTTCGCTCTCATAGCTCCAAAAAGAGACATTAGGATAATCGCCGTTGGCAATTAGGGGCTGATTGGCACTCTCAAGCTGTTGAATAGTTTGAGGCCTATTAGAGCCTACTCCTTGATTGTATGCACGAATTGTGTACATGTAGCTCGGATTACTGCCTGTAAAAGCTACTTCGTAAATACCGGAAGGAGCGTCCGCAGGAAGGGTGGCTATGTTAGATCTATATTGATTGATGCCGACTAGAGGAATGATTTTCAAATACATTGGTTCTTGTTCTGACTCGTTGTTAATTGTGGTAGTTGAGAAGAGTTGCTGTATAATTGCTTTATTATAAAAAAGTTATGCCCCCCCCCGAAATCGGGAGAGGGGACTATCACGCAGGCATATCAGACGTGACAATTTCCTTGTCACCGATAGCCCACATAGATTTGTCGGTTAGATAGTAAATACAGTTGTTTGCTTTTTCGCTAAGAGCTTTATACTCCGCTTCCGTCTTTTCCGTATAGCGCATAGTTGTTTCCAACAGGCTCTTCACTTGGCTAATATTATCGTCAACGTAGTTTTTGTTAGCCGCTTGGTTTTGCACAGTAGGAATTGGAACTACAGGAGACGCAGAGAAGGTCTTAGTGCCGCCTATGGTTTGTGTTGAAATTATGTCAACAGTCTGCTGGAATCGTGCATTAACATACCCTAGAGTTACAGCCTCTGTCGCTACCTTTGCTTCTGCAATTTTAAGGGGCTGTGTAAACTTCCATTTCCCTGAAATGTTGTAGTCAGAAGCGGGGTCAAAGCTTGAGCCGCCGCCGGACGACGCACCGGGGACGGCGAGACTAAAATTTGCCGGTGTTACAAGCCAGTTAATTTTACTATTAGGTGCTTGCACATATACCCAAGAAGAAACAGCCACAAAGGGAATCTGCATAGAGTTCTCCACTTTCGCGTAAAGAAGAGAAAACATGTCAGGTTCGAATTGTGTATCACTATCTGCCGCCAATAGTTCGACTTGTCCCGGACCAGAAGGGGCATTGACGGATAGAACATAGGATTTCCCCTGTTCTACCTTAGCAAAGCCGTTGGTCGATTGTCCGTTGGAGCGAGGGGTGACCGCCGCCATTGTCATGGGGACTGCCGCCACTTCCGGCTCTACTGCTTTTACCTTTTTTTTTGTTGCCATTGTTAGTATTGGTTAGGTTGAGGGTGGGGACTAGTCTTCCCAGCCCCTTATCTTCAACTGTTTGTTTATTTGCCTTAATTCCCGTGAAAGTTTTCTGTAGGTTGCTGACCTTTCGCCGTTTTCCTGCTTGGCCTTCTTCTTCTCCCTTCTTATCTGCCTAGCCCTCTCCTTCATAGCTTCTTTTTCGGTGTAGAGGGGATTTACTGACTCTGGAAGGAATTTCTGTGTGGTCGTCTTAGCTTGTGAAAGGGCATTTGATAATGCACCTACCATCTCTAGAGCTTTGGTCATACTCTGCCCAGAAGTACCAAATATTGTGGTAGCCGATGCGACACTCCCAATATTTTTGCCTACATAGGAAACCATATCAATGTAATCATTGGTAGTCAAAGCACCTTCCTTGTCCCATTTTTCCGATACAGTCTCATACGTCTTCACAATACTTCTGACTAAGCCTTGAATTGATTTGGATAAATCAGCCATATCGGCTCGTCCCAGACTGAATTGCTTACCACCGCTAATAAGGGAAGCGCACCACTCTGCAAACCCGCCGAACATAGGAACAGAGACAATCGGACTCAATACCGAAGTCAATAAGAAGTTGCTCATGAAGTCGTCCTCTTTGTCTTTATCGCCAAACAAACCTGTAGCCAAGCCGTTGAAGAGACCATTAGCAAGAGCGGCAATAGTATAAACACGAAAGGCTCCCTGAAAAGCCTCCCAGAAAGGAACATCCTTTTTGCCTTGCATCATCACTAGGCCGAACTTGTTCATCACGTCAGACAAGAAAAGGAACTGGGCTTGCTCAAATGAGCTTCCACCTATCAAGTGGATAGCCTTAGCGGAGGTAGATAAAGGCTGTGCCGTCTGGTAGATGTTTTTGTTAAGCTCCCATCTTATCTGTTCATGCGACAAACCGCGATTAGCAAGCATGTGGGAGGTCAGCTGATTCACAAAAGATATGCTCCACCAGTCAAAAGCCATAAGGCCGCTCATGCCCGCTCCCTGCCAATATCCCCATTGCGCTTGTTTTTTCAGGGGAATGCTTAATGCCTTATCGGCAAGCACACGGTCTTCCCATCCACGGTACTTACGTTCCTTCATTGCCTCCAAGTCACGAAGCTCTTCAAGGGTAAAACCTTTATAGTTCCCGCTTGTCACCTCTGCCACGCCTTTGATAATTTCCATCATGGAGAAGTTGCTACCAACGATAGGGTTGAACAAAGCCGCCCCAGAGCGCACCAGAGAAGCCAAGGAGAAAGCAATCCTTGTCTTAGCCAATACTTGGAACACTTTCCCCATTACCTCTGCCAACACGCTCTTTTGGGCATACACACGCCCCTCGTTGATGAAGTAATACAGGGCTTTGTTTGCCGCCTCGAAATTGGCTGGGCCTAATAATTTCTGCAACTGTGCATTCGTTGTGGGATTAGCCCATACCCGGTTGTTGAAGTTGACCAGTTCCGAAGCTGTCATCCACCCCTCCATGATAGAGCTATAACGAAGATATTCCCCAAGAGGGTTTATTTCCAGAGAGAGCGCCGCCGAAGAGGGAGTGTTCCGGTGCTTTGCGTAAGAGGGCAAGCCCGTCCTTGTGACGTGTCCCTTACTGTAAGCATCCATATCCCCTTCTTGCATTGTATTATAGGCGGCAATATTGCGGGGCGTATAGTAGTCATCAAGGATAACCGTCTGGCCATAGTTCTCTGCCATGAACGCCCGTAGCTTCTCGCCCTTTTCCCGATACAGGTTCTGTAATTCGTCAGCAAGGTAAAGCCCATCCGGCCCCAGCAATTCCAACAGCTTGGCAATATCTTTTTCCTTCCTCGCAAGGTATTCTTCTTCAACGGCTTCCAACTTGGACTCAAACTCTTCGGAAGTAATGGCACCATCATCAAGGCTCTTGTTTAAGCCCTCCAACTCCTGTTGGTACTTACGATAGTTGCCGAAATCCATTCCCTTGTCTCCAAGGTTTTCTCTCAATACAGCCAAGCCATCCTTCTCTCTCAATGTCTGATAGACTTTTACAAGGCCATACTTGGTTAGCTCATGCCCCATAAAGGGAATAGTTTTTGTAGAAAGCTCATCAAAATATCTTGGAGAGTTCTGCCCTGCAATCTCCATCATTCCACGCATGATGCGAATCGCATGGGACGTAGCCTTTTCTTTTTCTACCCCTCGCTGTTGCTCTGCGAATTGGACGTTGTTCTGCAAGAATGTCCCTATGTCCTTAAAGGATTTCATGGAAGACATCACTTCGAGGAGTTGTTGAAGGCTCATGAATTGCGTGAAGATTCTATCCAAAAAGCCCGTCCCCCGTTGGTCCCTTTCCATTACGGCTTTTCTAAGGGCATCACGATTCTTCTCTCCTCCTACTCGCTCGTTGATTTTAGCGTTAAAATCATTATAGAAGCGCTCAATACGTTCATTAACCTTTTTCCTGCGGAGTCGCCCTTCACGCTGTAGCTCCTTCAATGTCTTAACTGCTTCCGCAAGTTGCTGTGCATTGAGAGCATACTTATACCTTCCGTTAGGCATCTTCTCCCGATACAACGCACTACCAAACACCTCAAGGAGATTCTTTTGGTTTTCCAGATTTTCCAGTTCCAGAGTAAGTTCTTCTGTGGCAGGCTGGTTTTGAAGCTCGTCTATGGTGCTATCCAAGACTTCAAGCTGGGTTGCAACTTCGGAAGGAGACATAGCCATAACCTCAAGGGCATCCATAGTCTCCTCTCTGGCTTGTGCATCCAAAGAACGGGAGCGCCCCTTGGTGTCCTTAAAAGCATTCTCGGCAAGCCTTCGCAAGCTCTGTATGCTTTTACTGGCAAGCTTCTTCTCTGCCGCCGCCTCCGCTCTTTCCTCCTTGATGTCTTTCCTTATTTCCTTGGAGATTAAACCCCGGAGGAATTTCATTTCCCTGTTGAAATCCTTCTTGGCTTTAGCGTCCGCTTGCTCAACCCTCCTGTTTATCTCGTCCTGAATAATGCGCTCCAACTGCTTCCGGCTCGCCGCCTCCGCTCTTTCGTTCAAGGCCGCTACTGTGGCATCCAATGCAGTCTTCATGTCCGCATTAAACGCTTCGTTGCTCTTGGGGTTCGCAATCCTTTCGGCAAGCTGGTTGGAGATAAACTTCCGGCTACCAGAAGCCATTGCATTAGCGATAGAAAGAACAGAATTCAGTAACGCTTTCTGTTGTCCTCGTTCGGTCAGCTTCCCTTGAGAAAACCTTTCCGAAAGCTTTATCATGCTCCTCTGCAATTTGTGGAGCTGGCCTATAGACCTTTCCGATGCGCTATTGACTATGTTTGATATGGCTTCATTAATGGTTCTTACAGAAGGAGTTACATCAATGGTTCCACGCCTCCTCACGGAAGGAAGGCTCTGGCCCATTGGCAAAATGCTTTCTCCGGTCGCACCATTGACAAGCTCTGCCATATCCTGACCGTCACGACGTTCGGCCATAGTCGCCAAAGATTTAGACCACTTGACAAAATCGGGAGAGACAATGCCCTGCTCAATGGCCTCTTTTATCAGAGCTCCTTCCGCAAAGACATTCCCAACTTCCGCTATAGCGTCCTTCTGCCACTCAAGGATTGTTTGAACATTGCCGGGCATTGCGGAAAACAGTTCCGGCGTTGTTGCCAAAGCCTTCCCCATATTCGCCAAATGTTCCTGCAACACAACGTCATTGCTCAAATCCCCTATCTCTTCCGCACTACGTCCCAAGAACTCCAAGTAATTCCTTACTTGTGTTTCAATAACGCTTCGAGAAATAACGCCGCTCTCCAAATCGGATATTGCACGGGCGTGAATTATTTCTTCCAGAATATTGAGAGGATTCGCTTCACCCCTCGCAACAGCAATCGTGCCATCTCTATATGCAGATACAATTTCCAGCTCATTTGCTACATCTTCAATACTTACTTTCCCATCACGAAAACTCTGCAACAATTCCGGGTCTTGGTTAATTACAGCCAAAGCCCTAAGTCGTGCTATAGTTGCATTGTTGTCTTCTGTGGATTGGATTTTTGCTCGGAGTTCGTCAGGAGTATAGCTCTTTATCTTCGTCTCCTTGCCCACCCCTGACTCTATCTCTTCTTGGGCGAAAATATTTAATGCCCTGATAAATCCCGGATTTGACTGCAACGCTTGAGACATGAACGTCCCTGCGATTTCGTCTGTTACTGTGGTTGCTTTTTCAGCTCCACTTACCGGGTCTCTCTCAACAATATTAAAGGTTCCGTCCCCGTTGTCGGATATCTCCGGCATCAGCTCAACATCCTTAAACCTCTCTGCATTCTTAGCTAAAAAGTTCAGGAATATCCCCGCTTGCTGGTTTGTTATTTGCACGTCGGGGCTTACCCGGTTATTGCGAAGGGCCGATATAAGCCTGTTTGTGCGCTCCTTGCCGTCTGGCATTTCGGCAATAGCCACAGCTTCCGATTCGGGTACACCATAAGCTTGAAGAGCCGAAGCGCTTCTTCCTACTCGGTTGATGAGGTGGTTCGCTTGATAGCCCCCAACAGCACCAATGGACCCGCCAAGAATGGCTGTAGCCCCCAATAGTTCAGGGGATGTGAAGTCCAATGTTTCCCACCAGTTTTTAAGGGTGTTTTGCTGGGTAAGCTCAAACCCCGCAGAGCGCATTACATTCTCCAATCCAACATAAATTGGGTCAGCAATGACTTCTTGGGTATATTCAGACAAAGCACCAGCCGCCGCACCTTTTACGGTGGCGGGAACTCTTCCGGCAACAGAGGCAATCTTCCTCCCTGCCTCTGCAACCTTAATACCTTTGGAAGCCAAAGCGCCCACGCCAAGAGTTACGTTTTCAAGGAGACCTTCCAAGGCCCCAACAGTAACACCATATGTCAATGCTCCTGCCCTAGAAGAATTCGTCCTATATGCCTCAAGACCTACAGTTGAACCATACACCATTGAGCCGACAGCTGTTCCTGTGGCGGCCATTGCTACAGGCCCACCCGGTGAAGCCAAAAGAGAGCTTCCGGTTACTGCCGCCACCTTCGGAACTTGGTCTGTCGCCGCCTTAAAAGCTCTCCCTATCCACGATGTAGGCATGTCTCGGCCCTGACGATATTCCTGCTGGATAGCCAACGCAAGGCGTTCTGCTTGGGCGCTATCACCTCCTCCGTCAACCATGAGCCTAGCAAAGCGGGAGACATCAGAGGCGGTGTCGTCTATGGCTTGCGTGAGCCAAGTCCTGTCGTCTTTGGGCAACATGTAGGGAAGCATCTGAATGGCTAGAGAGAACGTCTCTCCTTCCCCAAGCTTCAACAACCTGTCTGCCATCTTGTCCCAATCCAGCTCTCCGCTTTCTATGTATTCATCTTTAATCCATGAGACGGAGTTATACGCACGCTGGTAAATGTATTTAAGCGCAGGTTCTTGGTTGAAAATGTTTTCCGCATACAGGTTTAGATTGCCTTCCAAGCTGTCGATTGCTTTCTGGTAATCGCCTCCTGTTTCTATAAAGGAATCGAAAAATCTGGTAGAGGCTTTATTGTATGCTGTCTCTTCCTCCTTGTTCCTTTGAAGCTCTTGAGCGTATTTGCTGACAACCCCGTGCATGGAGTCGGTTTGGTAATGCTCCTTGAGTAAACCCAATGCCGTTACCTTATCCATACCTCCCTGCGGGAAGAAGGTTTCAACAATCCCCTCAAAAATGAATTCATCCTGCATGCTTTTAGGTAGGCTGTTAAAGTAGCCTATTTGCTCTGCGGTGAGGAGAGTCCCAAGCCTACTGTCTTTTACATCCTCGGTGGGGACAACACCAAACAACCCTGTCTTGGGATTGATGTTTTGGGTTATGGCATATATTTTCCCCTGAATCCTGTCAATCTTGTCCCGATACTTTTCATAGTCCGGGTCTATACCACTATTTATTAGCTGGTTTCGCCTGTCGGCAAGAGCATTCAAAAACTCTGGGGGGTCATCAGGTGTGGCTGTGGCTTGGAGTTTGAGGTATTCATCCAAGTCCTCACGAAGCTTCCTTTTACTGCTCAATGCCTTTTCGGCCCAAGCTCCTTCCTGCACACCATTTGAAATGCCTTGAGCCTCCCTAGAAACCTGCTCCTGCATTTGCTGTTGAGCCTGTTCCTCCAAAGCCTCACCTCCTATTGCGTCCGAAATAGTTGAGGAAGGGTTTAGGTTTAATGGGTCTAGTGTTTCAGGCATAAATGTTTTATAAGCTGTTCCAGTACGCAATTAAAGCACAATAAACCGTCTGCTCGCTCTGTGCCGCAAGCCCTGCCTTTTCAGCAATAGCTTTTGCATTCCTCCTTGCCACAACATCTTGTAGGTCTTCCGAAGGTTTTTCAAGATAGGATTGGTCGAAGGTTACGTAGCCTAACGGATATTGCCCTGCCTGTTTGAGTACAAGAAGAGGGTTCCTTTCCGATGTGACAAACGCATTGTCCGGCGAGAGGCAAATGTATTTATCCCCTTCTGGAATATCAACTACTGGCGAAGCGGTCCTAAAAGAGAACTTCTTGTTTTCTCTGGGGACAAAAGTTGCCTTCCTTTCATCAGTATTCTCCTGTCGTCCTGACGGGAAAACAGGGTTATCCATAATAGGATTAAGAGCTTTAATGTTTTGATTACCAAAGACTTCTGCTCTAGCGTTGTAAATCATCGTATAAAGCTCTTCCGTGTTCGGGGTTCGTCCTCCATTCTGCGCCCGATATTCTGCTATCCTATCCGACAAGGCAGAACGAACTTCGCTCTTTACCCGGTCTTGCACTAGAATGTTTTCCGCATTAGGCACATACTCCATCACAGCATACCTGTCTTCTGCCGTTTTTGGGTCTAGGTATGTCCTGCTTTTGTCTAAGAAAAACTGGTTCTTCCTCTCTTTGAACTGGGTATTAAACTCTCCCTCCGTCAAATAAATCGGAGTAGTTCCTCCTTGAGTTCCAGTGTAATCCGCTGTCTTGGTCAGAGGTAGTTGGCCGTTATCCCAAAATTTCTCTACCAACTTGTCAGCCTGATTGAACGTTTCCGGGGAAATCTTTTGTGTTACAAGCTTGAGCAATGAGTTCTTGTCGCTGGTGCTGAAATTCATCCGCTCAAGAAGCCGTTCAGCTTGGGAGAGGATATTGGCCTGTCCCTCTGGCGACTCTTTGTGATAATCCTCTGAAAGCTTGACCGCCCAATTAGACATGGCCGCAAACTGCATTGGAGTCGGCTCAACCTTGGCGCTCATGGTCTTCTTCATGTTGAGGAGGTTGACATATTGCTGGGTCGTCAGCTGGTTGGTGTCCAATAGCTTTTTGGCGACATCCATCTCAAACTCTTCCGGGTTGAACAAAAACTTCTGTACGAGAGAGTCATACGATTGCTTTTGAATCATGCTTATCCGGCCCTGCGCTTGGTTCAATGCGTACTGCTGTTGCTCATAGGTCAATTCACGACGCTGTACAGCACCATCCCTGTTCACCTCTTCCAGAACACCCCAAGGGTTCCTCAATGTTTCCTGCTGGATGATGTCCTGTGTCTGGGCTTGAACAATTCCATTCTCATTCAACATCTTTTCCGCAGGTGTTAGGTAGGGGCTTTTATTTATCTCCCTAGCCAACCCGAAATCCCTGTTGGCCACAGCAATCTTGAACGCCGCATTAGTTTCGTCTGCGGCCATCTTTGATATTCTGTCTGCCGCCATCAGGCCCACCTTGTTCTTCTCCTCTTTCAGCAACAGGTTGAGCCTTTCATTGGACAACATCTGATTGCGCCCAACATAAAACGATTTGGCATACTTGTTGTTAATCTCTGCCACCCTTGATGTCATCTCATCCGTATAGGTGTCCAGCCAAACCGCAGGATTGTTCATTGTGCTGGGGTCTTTTTGAAGCTGATTGAAAACCTGTGTGGAAGCTTCCATGTACTCTGCCTGCATGCGCCGTGACTGAATACTGTCGTTCGTTGTCTCGACTTCCGCTTGCGCCTTCGACCACATTGTAAGTCCTTCGCCAAGGTCGCCAAGCTCCTTTACTCGGCTCTCTTTATCAAACTCATTTCCAATAGGAACATATCTGGCCGCATCATAAGTGGAGCGCAAATAACGGTTTGAAGGAGAAGGCAACAACCCCTCCTTGTTTGCACTACTGACACCCAGTCTTATGTCTCTAGTATCGTTGGTCGCCATGATTAAAATAACCCTCCTATGGATGAACCTATCTTAGAACCTATCGCCATTCCGGTGGGGCCTCCAAAATAAGCTCCCACACCAGAGCCAAGTAGCGAGCCAAGGAATCCACCGGATGAGCGCTTGCTAGCCTTCCGGGCTTCGCTTGCCCGCCAATCAGCAACGCTTGCTTGATACATTGTGTTCTGCCTCTTTTGTTCCGCTTCCACCCAAGCATCAGCTATTTGTTGCTCGAACTGGCTCATTGTCGCCTGTTGTACAGCGCCTATGGAACCGGAAGTCGGGGCGAAGCCTGTCCTGACTGCTGACACCCTTTGCTGGGCTAGGTATTTCGCCTGATTCCCTCGAAGGCGAGACATGTTTATTCCGGCAATCCTGTATGCCGACTCGGCTTGATTCCTTAACGCCTGTGCCTGATTCTCATAACTGGCGACATAGTTGGCATATGACCGCTTCTTGCTCAAGGAAGACGACACATCCGAAAGAACACTACCAAATCCTTTAAGCGTCGCAGAGTTGAAGCCGAACGGGTCAAACGTGTCATCCCATGCTATTTTGTTGGGACTAGACTTCTCAAACCCAGCTGACGTATCTATGGAAGCCGTTGATGATAAATAACTTGTGTTGGGGTTATATGTCGGCGGCTGGGGCATTTCAGGATAACCTATCTGATAATCAATATCATACAGGCCGTTCATTGGCTCCAATCCAGTCAACGAAGGTAGGAGCGCATTCGTAACACCAGTCGTAGGGTCTGTCCAAATTTCGTTGTAAGCTGGCTCTGCTATTTCTGTTCCACCCCAGAGTTGACCATTAAGAATGTCGCTTCCCCACATCCATGAGGGGAAGCCTGTCAACGGCAACAAACCATCTGCGGTTAGGCCGCCTGTGTCAGCTAATGATAGTGGAATCATACAGAATATACGCCGCTAATACGTTCACCTTTTTAGCATCATCTAAGGAAAAGTACAGTCTTGTATCTGTAGAGCTTTGTCCGCTCAATACAATATGGTCTCTCCCGTTAGACAAGTTTGTTGATACCGACATGGAAGTGCTCTTTTCCATAGCTATCGGGGCATCATAGTCCAATGCCTGAACTGTGGCCTGAATCCTTGGCGCACCATAAGCCAGTCCGTCATCACTAAGGAATGAAGATGAAGGAGTTACGTCGTTGCTCTCATCCCGTGATACTTGATACCTAAGTTGGCTAATCTTCGTAGTGGTCGCAGGAATGACATAATTATTGGCATTCCCCATTGGCATTGAAATAAACTCCGAAAAGATATGAAGCCCAAAAACAAAGTTTGGAAGAGTCGATGAGGTGCTGGACGGGGGAGTAATAAATCCGCTGTTCCCGGCTTGGCCAATATCGTTTTCAATTTCAGACTTAACATTAAATACGATTTGGCTCTGGGAGAACAAGCCTTCACCCTCCGGCGCTTGCTGGTAATAAGAATAATTATTATTTACCTCATTGCCGCCAAAGCAATAGCCTGTGGTTGTTTGCCCGTTAGCTGAAATGATGTCCAGATATACAGGCTTGGTTTCGTCCAACTCTATCTTGTGTGTAGTAGCTTTAACTCTCACATCCATGTATGGGAAATATCCATATTCCACATCATGGCCGGCCTCGTCAAAGACTGATAACTGCAAAATCTGTTCTGCACCTTCCCATGAGGGAACCGATGCCGAAGAGAAGTAACACCTTATCTTCTGGTTTGCCTTCAACACCAAACCTAAGAAATAGAACTCAAGGATTGGCAACTGATTTTTGTCGTCAGGCAACAATATCGAGTTAATAGAGTAAGTAAGGAATTCTTGAGTCTCTGCGTCGAAAACAAACATCCTGAACGGCCCTTTGGTTAATACCTCTTGAGAAGGGTCGTACTGGTTCTCAAAAAGGAAAGATTCTATATCAACATCACTCCCACTAGCGACCGGATTGTTGAAAATAGCAGACTCATCGAAGGAAAAAGAAAATCTTGATATCCAGCTTTGAGTTGTAGGGGGTTTGGCCTGAACTGTGAGTTGCGAACTATTTGTGTTTTCCTTGAAGTAGCCATTTACAATTAGAGTGTTAAGAGCATCTGTGTCGCTCGTCTGCCCTGTGGAGAAGTTGTTCCATGAATTGTTTACAAAACCTCCATAAGCCATAGCATCTGTGTCGCTCGTCTGCCCCGTGGAGAAGAAGTCAACACAAGGATTGCTGTCCTCCATATAAGAGAGGAAGTATTGATTGGCGTTTACGAAATCGTTCTCGCCTTTGCCTTTTACGGAAACTATCAATCCTTCTTCGCCTTTTACCGGGTTATTGTAACAGCATACCTGATTTATGAAGGCTCCTTGAATATCGCATTGGAACCAGCCATTGATGTCCTGCACCCGGTTATACAGCAACCCTAAAAGCCTTCCGTCGCCAGTAGTACCCCACCAGATTGGGTCAGGGTCTTTCTGAATAGAATGAGAAGTAATCCCATAATCAAACAAATCGGATGCCATAATCGTCACATCTTCCGATGTGTAGCCATCAATCTGGAAAGAGTAGATTGACTGGATAACACCCTTTTTGTCTCTAGGAATAAAAAACAGGCTCTCCGTCATCAGTTCCCCTTGCGCCACAGAAGAACCCCATCTGGATTGCTCTTTAATAATGGGTACAGGATTGCTTGAGTCGCTGTCGTTCAGCACCCATTCGCCAATGTCTGTTCCTACTATCAAATCCTTAGAGGAAGACAACCATTGAATCTTTTGGCTCTGGTTCGCGCCTATCGTCAAATCCCAGCCGGAATCTGCCATGTCGTCCACAGAGAACTCATTATACCTGTCAACACGGGAAGCCCATATTGTTTGGGGCTGGGCCTTAGTTGAAGCTAATATCAGCCGCCCATTACGCAACGCTATGCAGGAAGGATAGCCTTTTTCTACAGAGAAAGCACACTTGACTAAATCGTTAAACTTGGCCGAATAGTATTTGGTGTTACTGATATCGGTTTGAGTCAGCTGGTAGTTGCCACGCCCAAACAAGGAACTAAATGTTTTGAATATGCCATCCAGCACAGGGGCATACATCATTGGCATAATGGTCAGGTTTTGGAATACCGTCGCATCTGTCGTTGTTGAAGTAAGCCTCTTTTGATTAGGCCACACGGCAAAGGGAATGTCTGTCTGATAAACACCACCTCCATTATCAACCTCAATGGACTGGCCAGCATCACCCGTATCAGTAGATACAGTTCCGTTCTCACCAATATAAACAAGCCCAACAAATACGCCCGGAGTGTTGCTTCCCGACATGCTAAGCTTCCTCGGCTGTGAGAAATAGCCATTGCCGATTCGGAAGACTGTGTAGCCGCCGCCAGAAGGATAGCCTGAAAAGACCTTGCTATTCTCCAAATGACTCACGAGAACACCTTTGTTTGTCGCCACTTCTGCGACTGTGCTAAGAGTCCAGTCGCCTCGAACGTAGCGGCATACGATGTTTGCCATACTAAAGAAGTTAATGGGAATGCCGACGTTGGTGCCAGTAGAGAAATTGTATATGTTCCCATTCAATACACCGTCCGTTTTGTTCATCAGGCATGAGCCGATAACAATATCCCCCGGAGTATATTCTTTTAACCACTCGGCAATTCGAGTCCCGTCGTTGCCTGTTAATTGCGAGACGGAACCATCAGAAAGGAAATACCTGTCCCCAAAAACAGCGTTGATAGTGTTTAAAGAGACGCTGGTGTCCTCATAGACGTAATAGGGAATATCCGGGTATGTCTCATGGTTCCTACAAAACATGGGACTATCAGGATTAGTTCCTTGGCTTTTATCCCTTATATAGTAGTCGTCGCTCTTGGGATAAGTCAGGAAGTCCATTGTTGTCAGCTTGAAGCCGATAACAGCTTCTTCCTGATAAATCTTTTCGTTGCCCTGATATATCTGTTTAATCGGGAAAACGGCATTGTTGTAATGCTCAATTTTATAATCGTTCCCAGCGAACACTTTCGACGTGTCGCCAAACATTTGAGCCGTTATCAACGAACTCCTGTGGTCATTGTTGTTGAAGCTTTGGGTTGGAACGTCTCCCTGACCATAATTCACCTTAATACCAATGCCACTATATCCGGTTCCAGCACTAAACGACTCCTTGAACGAAACATAGCTTTGGGCGGCGTTTTGTCCTCCCGGAGTCCCACCAACGCAAAAACTGGTGACGGCCCCAAGAGAGCTGTCAATCTCTACCTCGGATGATGAGTAGGCATAAAGACCTATCGTGCCGTAAGCATTGTTGCAACCAATACTGGCATACAGCTTGCCCCCCCGCCATGTCAGGAAACAATAACAGTTGATAGGAATATTTTGATTGAAGTCGGAGAAAGCAACAACCTGTCCAGAGCCAATCCCTATATTCTCCAAGGGATGTTCCACACCGGATGAGTCAGTAATGGCCCACTTCATGTTGTTTCCACTACCGCTAAAACCAAAGCTGATAGATTTGTTGTCCTTGAAGTTTAAGGTAAGGAAAGGATTCGTTTTAGCATTGAGCTTATCAACACCATACAGGCCAAAACAAAGCGAGTTTTTTGTGGAAATGTTTAAGTGCGAAGACGTGTCAAACTCCACCACGTACTGGTTGTCAGCCATAGAAATATCAGGCATTTTCGCCTGTGTGGCTGTCCTTGTTAATTCCAGCGGGAAGAAGTCGGGATGCACTATCCACATTTTGTCGTTTTGGGAGACATACTTGATTTTCTCCAAGTCCGTGTCCCAAAAACGCCCATGCCTCTCATTGCTAACATCAGCCGTCCATCCGTTGATGCCAGCCTGAAAAACAGAATCTATCTCAAGATTTACCTCCCATTTCCTCGTCTCGTCTCCAAAATACCCGCATTGGTAAATGGTTGCGAAGGGAGTGCAACCACCGCTCTCATACTTGTTGTCGGAGTGGACGCAAACAATGTATTCCTCGTTGTTGGTGCAAGGGAACTTCAATATCCGAAAAGGATTTTTGAATGCGTCAATCACACCAAAACCCGGTCGCCTCTTTAACATACCAAACTGACGAGGAATAAAGTTCCTCATCAAAGAACAACTCGTCTGGTATTTCTGCATGTCAACTCGTGGGGTGAAGTTCTCGGAAACCTGCCCCCCGTTGAAGTTGAGTTGCATTTGAAATTGCCGGGTATTTGAGGCCATATAGCTGAATGAATTTTAGGTTAGTCTGGGATGTAAGTGGGAGAACCGTGATATGGGGCGGTCGTCCCAAATGGATAGCGGCCCCAAGTGGACTGGCTCATAAGCTTGTTGCGGTAGTTAAACCTGCCTCCCGTGTTGTTGATGAAGTCGTTGTCCCGCATCCTGTGCAACTCCCTCTGGTACATGTCCGCTATCATGTTGTAGAGTTCAATGTTGTTCGTGATGCGTACACACGTAAGATAGGCCCACCTGATTCCTATGAGCGGTTTTAGCTGGTCAGGTATGCCTTGAAGCGTTGTCCCGTCTGTGGGGGCGGCAATGTAAACCAGCCTCAACTGGTCAACGTTTGCCAAGATGAACTCTCCCTCTATCTGCACAAACTGCGCCTGAATATTCCAAGGCTCTCCATTCACGGATATGATTGTCACCAAGTCGTCAGGCTTCGGGAAAGCATTGTGATAACCAAAGGCCGCCACCTCTGTGGGTGACGGCTCAATGATTACCCTTTTCCGGGCGAAGTTCCATTCGCCATCAATCATGACATCTTGAATAGCGAATGGAAGATATGCCTCTAATGCCTGACCTTCTACTGACTTTTTCCCCGTTTCCGGGTAGCTTTGGATTTTGTATTGGCCTAACAACCCCAAGGCATAATTAGCAATATCTAGGTCAGTCATTGTTTTTTCAGATTAGGGGATAACTAAGTCCATAACGATTACAAACTGCTTGTTGGCCGCAATCGTCGCAGAGTTGGTAATAGTCAGAACGAAATCATATTTCTCCTTGAGAAGAGCATATGTTGCCGCAGTTCCGTTGATAAGTACACCATTATCCACCAAGAACTGGGCAGGGTCCCAGAGAATCTTGCTTTCAAAATTGGTGGTTGAAGCAAACCGAACGATTTCACCTGCGGTTGCGGTTACGGTAAGTGCTGGAAGAGAAGGTCCATCATCATTAACCTTGTCCCCACGCTTATCGTGGACTTCTAGGCCCAAGGTGAGATTTCCTACACCAATCCCGTCATGCGTACACGCAATCGAGGAGACATCAATCACTACTCCCGGAGGAAGAGGGATGTCCATAATGGTGGAGGAAGCGGCGGTTGCCGCAGTCCCAGCCTTGTAAACGATAGTCTTTTTCAGCACCTGCCCACGCTGTAGCTGTGCGCTCAAATAGGGCGGCATACCAGCTTCCACTTGGGTTTTAGCCAAAGAATTTACAATAGCCATATATTATACTCCTTCCTTTGTTTGATTAGAAATTACCGCTTGAACCAGAAACATCAATCTTTAGCA